CTGCTACTTGGGTCACAAGATGCGAACAGGGGATGACGGAAGGCAACGCTGCCCTATCTGCGAAGCAAGGCGGTTGCGGGAGTGGCGGGCGAAACAGAAGAAAGCGCATGAGTGACGTTTTCGCCAATGCGGTATTCATCGCGTTCGCCCTGCTTGCATGGTGGGCTATCAGGAGGCACAAATGAAAAGCAATAAGATATTTTCAATCGTTCTTGGGGTTTTGCTCCTATCTCCCGTGTGCGTCATGGCGCAGCATAAGCCATCATCAAGAATCGGGTGGAAAACGTATGAATCCGCAAACGGTCAGATAATCAAAGTGAACATGGCTACCGTTTGGCATTCTGGCATACTCACAGGCGTCACAGCAGAAATAGTCAATGTGGACGTAGTTCCCCAACCGATGTTTTTTCATTGTGATCATCATCCGCTATATTTCATGTATAGCAGTTCGAGCGAATGGCAGTACGCTCCGCCACGTTCCATTGCCGGCCTAATTGGAAGGGACGTTTGCGTCAAACGGTGACTATTTCTCAGCGGGAGTAAATGGCAGCACAGATCGCCCTTGACACCGGCAGTTGTGTGCTATAATATTCCCGGTGAGGTAAAATCCATGCCTGGTTTCCAAGTTACAGACATAACCCTTATAGGGAACGCTCCCAACCCTAACGATACGCTCAGTATTAGGAAAGAACATGAGAACGGCGCGAGCGTGCTCTCTCTCGCGCGAAAATATGGAATCGCTAGAGGTTCTATTGTTCGCCGAATCATCCTTGCCGGAGGAACAATTCGCGGAAGGAGCGATGCAAACCGTATCCGCATGGAACGCGAAGGAGTAGAGGGACGAAAGATGCTTACCAAAGCGGCTCACGACGCTGTGCGCGGTATTAAATGCACGGCAGATGAGTTGAATAGGCGCGCGGAACGCCGCTGCCGCCTCATAGGCCATGGTGAGCGCGAACTGTTTGAACTGCTTACTAGTGTGGGACTGCCTGCCGAAGCGCAACGACCTTGCGGAAAATACAACATCGACATTGCCGTTGGACCGTCCATCGCCGTGGAAGTTTGCAGCATGGGAAACTTCGGAGTAGCAAACGCTATCCGCTTGCGCGAGAGAACGAAATATCTCCGCAAATGTGGGTACTGCACCATCTTTGTTCTTTTCTCCTATCGTGGTCCTAGGGGACATAAATCCCTCAGCGCGGAATCTGTCATCGGGAACGCAAAAGATATTATCTCCCTCGTTCAATGCGCCAATTGCGACCCATCCATTCGGGGTAAGGATTGGATGATTCGGTGTAGCGCGTACCATTTTTCCAGAGTCCGTAACGATCTCGGCCAGCTCACCGCTGTAGAAACGCCGGTACGCTTTGCTAACGTAATCAGCGAACTGAACTTCTGAATCCTCTGGAAAACACCCAATCAGTTCGCCCGGCCAGATGAACCGCTGCACCGCTGAATCCCACATACCCTTCGCCACGTCGTAACGCTTGCCGTTCATGGCGACGTGCGTAGGGCGTGGAGTCTTGCCTGCATGACTGTGAAGCCAGATTGCCTGAGTAATTCCCAACTCCTGCTGGCGGGCCTTCTGGACTATGCTGTTCGCCTTATTTGCCTGATCTCTGGCGATAAGCACAGCCCTGTTCGCCGCGACGTGGTAGCGCCCACGAATCTCCGCCGCCATAGACTTGAGATCGCGCCCCGCCGCATAGTTGCGCATCACGATACCCTCAACCTCTTGCAGGTATTGCGCCGGTATCGACTTGATTAACCCCACATTCTCCGCCAGGGACGCCTCGAACGCATCCCGCATGGCCGGAGTAAGGGTGAACTCAATCGACCAGCCCGCCTCGCGTAGAGCCATCCTCATAGCCGCGCTGGTCCCCTTAAATTGATTCTTGAGAAACGATGCGGCCACCTTGGGGGCCATATCGTCAAACTTACCCTGCCAGCGTTCCGCCAGCTTCATGAACTCGAACTGCATCTGCTCTGCCGGGGTTGAGTCGGTTGCCAAGACTGGCGGAGCGGCCTTGCGCTGAGCCTGTATCCAATACTCCACACTGTCAGCCATCTCGCGAATCAACGCAACCATGCGCCGCTGATACCGCTGTCGGATACCGGCGTTGGGCCAGATAGCGCGGATTGCCTTCACTTTGCTGGCTTGCATGGTTCACTCTTCGGCGGCAAGCCGAGTACCGGATGTGATGCTTTGACGAGCAGGTGAATATCAACCAACTCCAGCTTGGTCAACGGCCTTGGCTTGCGCAAAATGAATGTGTCGTTATTGTTCATGCTGTTCCCCTTCCAAGTTGCGCCTGCTCCTCCGCTTCGTCTGGCGGAGCAATCTCCTTGGAAATATCGATGCCTTGATACCCCGACTCTGGATCACGTGCCAGCCGCTCGCGCTCCTCTTGAGAGTCGATAACGCCCCTGTCAATCAGGTTCCCGGCCCGGATGCTGTCATTGACGCGGATGGTCGATTCCTGCTCTTCGGTCATTTCGTAGAGCGGGATGAATTCAAACGTGATTTCAGGGTCGATCTTCCCATACATCGACATCTGGACGATCTTAAACATCTTGTCTATCGCGCTGCGCCAGTGTGCCTCTTGCTGGGCGTGGATGTAGTCGTACCAGATGCGAACCTCGCCCTCGGCCACGTTGCCGAACCCTGATGGAGTGATGCCCGTCAGAACGGTTGCAGGTTCCCTCGACACGACGCAAAGCTGCTCTAGCGCCTGTGATTGGAGTTCATGCAACCCGCCCAAGGGAACGGCAGTCTGCTCAAGCTCCTCGCGGTCCTTATCCAGCGCCATCACGCCCTTATTGCTCCGCGTGGCAGTGAACAGTTTGATTCGGGCAAACAGGTTAGAACCATCATCTCCCCCCGTGAGCACCTGGTCCATGGCCGTCTTGAGCACAACGATAGAGAAGTTGTTGATGAGATCCGAAACGCTCTGCCGAGTCCGTAGCCAATTATTTACATAAGGCTCGGCAAGTTGCGAAAGACTCATGCCGGAGAAGTTGAACGCGGGCTTGAATATGTCCGGTACTTCGCGGGTGATGGTCACTATTATCCGCGATGCGTCCCAATGCTCACCCATCACCCACCAGCTATCCGGCCTGTAGAAGTTTGGGCTGGAAGGCGTAAGGGAGTTGTACATCAACGGCGTGGTCCAGATCGGATCAACGTTCTTGAATCCAATCAGGCTGTCTTTCTTGACTGTGCGCGGGTCAATGATGAGCGGAGTCTTTAGATCCGCTCCCTTGATATTGATGAGAATCTGGCCTGTCCCGTAGAACGCATCATGCTCGGCAGCCTTGCGGATGATGCCCTGAATCCCAAGCGCAGTGAACGCCTGCTCAATCTCGGTGATCTTCGTCTTGGTCGATTCGTCCTCGGTGTCTGTGCTGTTGAATTTAATCCACTTGCGCGTCAGTTCTGTAGCCAGCGCGGTCGCCATGTTGCGGTATTCCGAGCGCAAAGCTAAGAGCATCAAGTACGGGTATCCGGGAAAGCCTTCAATATTGCTGTAGGCATAGAGTTGTGAACCGAACTGAGGCCCAGCATCCATTGCCAGCCGAGCGCATTCATAGGCCGGGGCGGAGTCCATTGCCACTTGAGCCGTTGTCCCTTGCGGCACTACTCCCTTCGGTATCACGGGGATCCTGATGGGGTAGTGGACGCGTTCAATTGGTTCCTCAAGAGCCAACCGAACTGCCGACGGGCTGATTCTCTGTGTTGCAAGTTCGTTACCTTTACGTTTCCTCTCGCGGTAACGGCGGACACGATCACGAGTCTTTTCTTGGGCGGTGGTCTCTGGTTCGGTAAGCATTATATGTTGACCCCAAAACGATTATGCACCAATTCTTTCATTTCGTCACGCGGGTAGTATCCCTCAGCAAAGAAATCACCTAAGCGTGTCCAACCGTTACGGAAGTCAAACGGACTTGACCCGCGCCAGCATGGAAAACTGCTTCGCACGCCGTCGCGCAAGGCAATCTGGCGCTTGGAATACATCACCGGCGTGGGCTCTGCAAGCATTTCCTCTTCTGTGCGCCTATATCTCATGCCGCATCCCCTCCAAAGTCGAATACCTCTTGGCTCAGGCGCTTGGCTGCGATCTCGCAGTATGGTTCATGCAGTTCAATCCCGATTGCAGTCAGCCCCATAGCCTTCGCCGCTACAAGGGTGGTTCCTGAGCCTGCAAAGGGGTCTAGGACCGTCTTTGCGTCGGGGAATAGGGAAAGGCACCACTTCATCAGAGCGAGGGGCTTCTGGGTGGGGTGGACGCGCGTTTCCTTGCGGCTCATATCCTCTTGCAGCATCCCCATCCATTGATGGGTAAACTTTCGGATGGAGATGTCGAGATCAGTCCACGCTAATTCGCAGTCAGCCCACGGATTTGAACCATTCACCTTGTCCCAAACTAGCCACCCGCCGCGAATCGGCAATTCAAAATAGTTTCCACCCCAGATAATCGAGTGGGTTGCCAGCGCCCTGCAAGAGTCCAAAGTTGACTTGTCGGCTGGCTCCTCATCCCATCCGATGTATCCGTAGTCTTTCTTCTCGCTCAGGGCTTTGCCGCCGCACTTACGACCATGATGCTTTTCCTCTCCAATCCCATACGGCGGGTCAGTCAGCAGCAGGTCGCACTTGGGAAGCGTCGGCAGTATTAACCTGCAATCTGCGTTATAGATGGTGATTCCTGCATGGTCATAGTAGGGATTCATAGATTCCTCATTGCGGCAGCGATAGCCGCATCGCTCACCAGAAGTGATGACGTTACAGGCGACGCAAACGCCATAACGAACGCATCTGCCAGGTTAGGCGACGGCACAGAGCCGCCGATCCGAGTAGACTTTGCAAGGTCTTCCTTGCTCTCCACCTTCACCCTCCCG